ATTCGGACTTCTCCATCGTATGCCATACTGTTATAGTCATTTTTATAATGAGAAGAAACAGATGCAGTCTTTATATGCTATTCAATTTTTGGATAGCGTCTTTTTATTTCTTCTATTTTTTCAAGCCACACTGATTTTTCAATATCGCCTCTCATAACTTGCATACCCAATGGGTCTGCTTCTTTTGCATAGGCAGTTTGACGTAGTTCATTAATATATAGGTTGTATTCTTCTTTTGATAGTTTGCCCTCATTGTAGAGTTCCTTTTTTGTTTTAGCTTTCTCAGGTTCTACTAAATAAGGAGTTGCATCTTCTCGAAATTTAATAATTTTCCCTTTTGACTGTCCATTAAAGAGTGACAGGTACTCTTCGTGTGGTATTTCTTTAAAACACTCCCAATTTTTACTTTTTTCTGTAGAAAATCCGAAATCATTATTTTGTTTGAAACAATACATAAAACTTATTCCTTAATATCCCATTGCTACTATGTCATAATTTAAATCATCACCCCATATAGCATTTTCAAAAACATCCATGCAAACAGCACTGGCAAAGTGAAAACCTACATTTGTTTTATCCCATATAAAAGATGTAACACTTATATGTGGATCGTATAAGCTGTTTGGAATGATAAGAGAGGATGTAATTGCTACGACTGTTGTTGGAAAGGCTTTAGGAAAACATACCTCTATATCGTTAGAAGAATTAGTCCTAATTCTGAAATATTGAATAATTAATCCATTTCTATATTTTAGAAAGCCAAAACTATCGTTAAACACGAAATCTTCGATTTCACTTGGGTGTTGGTGGTCTGCTCGTGCAAATTTATCCGTATTTCCAGCATTCCCTATAGCTTTTGACTCTGCAGGCGGAGGTAAAGGAATTTCATCTGAAATCTTTTCTAAGAACTGCTGATCAATATTTCTAATAACCTCTAAATTAGCTTTTGAAACTTTTTGTTGTAATTCTGTATCAGCTTTCTCAATAGCCTGTTCTAATGCTGTTTTTTGTTCTGTAAGTTCCGTAGCGATATATTCTTTAGCATGTTGCTCCATTTGTTCTGTTGCTTCTACAGTTGAACCCTGCCTTCCATTTTTGACATAAAAATGTGCTTTCTGATGGTTCGTAAGGGTTACTGTCATAGTGTTAACCCCTTCGCTTTCCTCTGACTTAACAGTTTGTTTTATATCTTGGATAAAAACTCCCGTCGGGAAAACAGGAGGAATAATTAAACCGTAGTACTTCATATTCTTACCCCACAAAGCAAACGTTAATGTGTTTGCTGGCAGTCAGGCACTTAACTCTTATTCCTGTTACTGCGTTAGCTAACATTAATACAGTATTTTCCGACAAAACCGTATCGTTTCCAAATGGATTATCCCAATAGCCACCTTTGCCGTTCTCTCCGATTGTGTCCACTCGGTTACATGATGTTTCAATGACAAAAGTTGCATTTTCATTTGTTGGAATATGCACAGCTACTGTAACAGCTGAGACTCTGTCGGGTGGACTTATCCAAATTCCTTCGCCCGCACTGATATCTAATTCCGTACTAATTCCTGTCGTTCCTGTTCTCGCTCTAGGCGTTACTCTGCCGTAGTTCATTCGTTCCCTCCTGCTTCTACTATCTGAGCCTCGTTTTCTGTAGCTGCTTGTACCTCTGATGTTTTAGGACTTAAAAGCAATTGTTGGAACAGAGCTACAGTCTCATTTTGTGCTAGATGTTCTATTAATTTCGCATACACGCTGTCTGTAATAATTCTTGCCATTTTACCTCCCGCGGAGTCAGAAATGTTTTAATTTTCTTTTTAAGAAAAAAAAGACAATGCTACTTACAATCAAAAGAATAAAAAAAGAAGAAACAATCACAAGGGCTAATTTTACTCTATGCAACCTATTTTTTAGTTTATCAATCAAGGTTTCGTACTTTTCAATTTTTACGCTTACCTCTCTTTCGTATCCTGCGTAAGATTGCCTTAATTTTTCCAATGTTTCCCGCTCCGTCTGTAGTTGTTCTTTCAAGCTCACCGACTTCGTCAAGGCTTCGTTCAATTTCATTTTTAAGCTCTGTACTTGTAATTGCTGATTGCGTTTGTTTATCTCCAAGTCTTCCGATATTTTCTCTAACCTCAAAAGTTCCGTTTCCGATATTGTGTATTCCTTTTCTTGTGCAACAAGAAGAAAGGCTAAAAAGGAAAACGCAAATAATAAAAAAAATCTTTTCATTCATTTCTGCCCCTTATTATAGATTTCTCTTGTCTGCACTAGTCGTACAATTAATTCTGCTGTCCATTCTTGCATACGTTTTTTAAATTCAGGTGTTTTAAAAACTTCTCCTATTGGAAACGTATATATGAGGTTGCAAATAGTTTCTTGCTTATCTTGTACGTACATTGGAGAGTTACTGATATTATTAAACATCACCCACTCAATTACTTTGTCATATACTCGCTCTAAAATATACTTTGTAAAATACTTATTACACTGATTTGCTTCTGTATATATTTTACCTTCTATACTCATAATAAAATTGTGTGCCGTTTCTACCTGTCGTCTGATTATTTCTCTTTCCCTTTCTATCTGTCCTATTCGCAGGTGCTTCGTTTTGATTGCAAGTATGCCAGTTTTTACTAGCACCACAAAAAGAATTGTTGCTACCGATAGAAAAATCAACACTTGTAAAGCGTTGCCACTTGTTAATACTTCACTAATTGCCTTCCACATTTATACTTCGCTCCTTTTCATGTAAGACGAGACGCTTGCTCGGAATGCGTTTAATAGTTCTGGTTGTCTAACCCACAGACGAGGGCAATCTTTCCAGCCTACTATGGCGTGATGTGTTGTGATGTCATCTGCTTTAAGGTTAAATTGTCTACATAGCTGTGCACAGAGAGCGACAGCGGTGTCGATGGTTGAGTTGGTAAAATGCCCTTCATTGTCTGTCGGACATAATTCAATGCCAATTGTGCAATAGTTGGGACTATTTGTCTGATAGTTTTCAGCATACTGCTTAAACTTTTTTCTTGCATAATCTGTATAGATTTTATTACTTGCTGGGTCTTTCTGGCTACTTCCGCAATGATAGGCTACCTCTTCTGTTGGTATGCACTGTATTACTGTGCCGTCTTGCCCGATGATATAGTGTGTCGAACCGTAACCATCATTGCCATTTTTTCTTAACTCGAAATAATTCCTGTTTTGTTCTGCATTTGCCTTTGGGTTAGCAGTCCAGTGCATTACAATGCCCAGCACTTCTTTAATGCGTCTTTGTGGACGACTCCATTTGTTCGGTGTTAATAAACTTTGTTTGATTGTCATATTCCTACCCCTTGCATATATAGTCATTCTAGTTTTACTAAAGGTAGAAAAAAATAGTTTTTTTTGTTCTAAGATTTTTATTTATAGAGTTTTACTAAAAAGCCTTGTAAAATCAATCCTCGTGTGTATGGTGTGATGTTTTAGTTATCAGTATCAGCATTGTTTACTTTCATTATATATATTGTTTCTTCTAGTGTGGATAGCCTTATTTTATTATCCTTCTCTAGTGCGTATTGTGGATAACCTACACAAGCTCCCTCTTGTGCTTTTAGCCAAACTGAATATATCCTATAACCTTTCCAATCGGGGCGAGCTTCGTATGTATCAAAATCTGTTTTATTCTCTTTTATAAAATCTTGAATTGTCATTTTTTCACTCCTTGCAAAATCTTATTTACCACATTCATATTTATATCACAATTTTGCACATCAAGCAACTTTATTGTACATGGTTTTACATCTTTTATGTACTCTAAAATAGCTGTATCTCCTCGTGTGTTTATTCCGTTCTGTGGATCGTATATAGACAAAATACCTTTATTATTTTTGAACAGGTGTACTATATGCCCTCTTGTTGCATCTTTCCATAGGAATTCTATTGTGTATCTATTTTTAGATTTGATATTCTCTTTTAACCATTCAAACGATTTCTTGCATGTAGGTTGTGATGGTTTTATGTATTCGGGGTGCTTCCCTGTTTTTCTATCTATCCATGCAAGCCTTGTGTCATACGATAATACATCTGACATAGAACCCTTAAAGTTCGGTAGTGTTTCTACATCAAATCCTCTGCGTCTTAATTCATAGACAACTACACAGCTTTGACAATTAGTTTTATATCCACCACCTTTTTTATAATTCGGGTTGGGTGCTCCACCATCGGCTTGTTGGAAGTTCATAGCCTTACCTTGTTCTATATTTGCGATTATCTTTTTTCTTGCATTGTCTAGGCGTTTTATTTCTTGTGCTTTCTTTAGATTATCAGAATAACCTGTTATAGTTGTAGAAATTCCCCTCGGTTGTTTGCCTGTTGGTGTTCCGACGTATTCACGAGCACTATCTCTTGCTATTCCTGTTTGTTTCGTAAAATCGCGAGCTGTTGCCTGCCATTCGCCAATTTTCTGTCTCGCCTGTGTACTATCTATTCCTATTGCTTCCTGCGTTAATGCTCGCCGTTTATAGTATCTTATATTACGTTCTATTCTACGTAACTTCTGCTCCCCTTCATAGCGTGACAATTCCTCACCGTTGTAGGTGACTTTTTTGCCTGCCATCTCATCGAGGTCATCTTCCGTGTAATGCTTTTCCATTCCCTCGAAATATGGATAGAATGAATGGCGACAATTTATTCCGCAGAGTCCACCTGCTGTTCCTAGTTCACAAACACTATACAACTCTTTACGTGTGTAAATCTTACCTTGCCATGCCTCATGGTCGGGTCTTGCTCCTACATGTGCTGAGACCTCAAACCTATCGACTCCTAGCTCTTCGGCATTATTTAATGTTTGATTGGCGACTGTTTGGTTAATGCTGGTTAGTATATTCATCCGCACCGCTGCCTCTATGCTACGCCTAACGAGATGTCCATTTTCATATTGTACTGTGGCGATGCCTTTCTTGCTTAATTCGTCTGTAGCACTTTTCATTGCAGTATCATAATCAAACGCCCCGCTTTGAACATTCATATAAACACGATTAGCTTGTAATACAAATTGTTCTTGTGATGTTGACGCTGTGGTGAGAGTTAGTCTCGATAGGTCGCTGTGGCATTTCTGGATTGTTGAAAGCATAGCCTGAGCGTTTGGAGAACTTACCATTCGCCCTGTTGCTAGCTTGAATATGCGGTTATCATTTCGGATACTAAGTTTTAATGCTTCGGTAAATGTGTCTGTAACTTGCTTAACTATTGCTTTGTCATACTTAGCCAATATGCGAGCTATGTTTTTTTTAAGCCCACCTGTTTCAATTAGCACCTGTGCTTGCCAACGTGTAGCATCTGTTATCTTACCAACCCTTGCAATGCGGCGAGCCATATCTTGCAATATTTCGGTTTCTAGCTGTGAGTAGATGTCTATAATTTCGTCGGATAGTCCGTATAGGTATCTGGGGGATAACATTTTGGCTTATGCTCCAAAATTGAAAGCGTCGGGTGCTTCCATAACAGGCGTGTTTGCCTTTGCTTGTGCTTCGTCTTCACCAAAGAAATCACGGCGATATTCCCATTTATTACGAATGCCTGCATTTACTTCGTTAATCGCCATAACCTTAGCAGCGGATACATCCTTTCGGGTTTGGTCATCGTTATAGGGAACCTTTATCTTTGAATTGTTAGGGCCTAGTTTATATGCTGATGCCATATGAGCTAATACGTCGGCACAATGCTGGTATTTGGTTTCGATTTCATCTTCAATCTTATCAACTATCGCATATAACTCTTGCCGTCCGCCTGAGTATTGTGTCGCCGTTTGTTGTACGCTTTCCATGTCTGATATTGTGCCTTTGCCAAGATTGCAGGTTAATTCTATTCGTCTAAATATCTGTTGTAGCATTTCGTTTTGTTGTGTAGTTCTTAATTGAGGAGCATGTTCTACAATTCGCTTTCCGTCCGTACTACCATCTCCTTCAATCTGAACTACAAGACGACTAAGCTCAGGTGTCATTTTTACACCTACAGTCTCTCCGTTCCGTTTCTGTCTTTTCAAAAACATATCACGGTCTGCCCATACACGTAGCTCTCCCCCTTTTTGTTCCCAATTCATACGTTCAAACTGTTCGTCCGCACTTTTTATTAAGCTTTCTGCACCTGCTATTATCGCAACTGGGACGTTTGAACCGTCTATTTTGTTTATTGCATGGTTTCTGAACTCAATAATCATCGGTTGCTTTACCGCTTGCCATGTGTATGCTTCTGTTAAATTTGCTGTTTGTGGACAGTCGGTAAGAGATGTTTCTTTCAAAGCCCCATCGTTTCGATATAGTCTACATTCTACAGAATGTATCATTCCGATGTAGGAGTGTTTTTCGGTCAATAGCCATTTTTTAGAGCCTGTAATAATTTCTTTCAAAATCAACGCTTCCGTAAGCGTTCCGTCAAAGTCATAGGACATAGGAAGATAATTCCCTAGTGGGATAATCTCGTATTGTAGTTTTCCATTGCTAAAAATAGGTCGGACAATACAACTTCCTAGAAGTGTGATGTAGTCCACAATTTTATCAACATTTTTGTTGATATGAAGCATTACTTCTGCTATCGCTGGGTTTTCAACTTCTAGCCCTATCTCACGTGAAACGAGCATAGATAACCGCCCGCTGATTTGTTCCAACACTCCACAAGGTGGTGCTGTCTCGTTCCACGGGGCATTACCACTCATCATTTTTTCCCATAGTTCTATTGCCTTATACATCTTTATGCTTATGTTGGTGTTAATCCCTGTGATATCCTTTATTTTGGCTGTGTGAAATAGTTGCAAAATACTCATAAAAAAGCCCCTTATTTTTTCAAACATTTTCGACTCCCATTTTTTTATATAGTTATTTATTCACCACTATGTCGCCAAACGGCCTCTAGTGCGTAACGCACCGCATCTATTCCATGGTCAGGCTGTCCGTCGGGATAGCCACTCATTATCTCACCTGTACGTTTATCAATTTCATATTCGTATAACGTGAACTCATCGGCTATGTGCGGGCATCGTGTCGGGTCAATGACTATTCGCTTTAAGCCCTGTAGCCACTTAAAGCTAGCTTCACGACTTCCTATGCCTTTAATCGCTGATCTTACATCGCCACCCCAGCTTCTAAAGTCTGCAATACTTTTAGGCTCTGCACTGTCTGCTGTTATTCTGTCTTCTGCTATGTTCATTCCGTGAGCTTCCATGTGTGTCTTCAATGCTTGAAACGCTTCATAGTTGCCTTGCTTTTTCATATACAATTCGTCGAAAATATAGAGTATTTGCTTGCTTGGATTGAATGCTAAAGTGATAAATGCGAATGGGTCAGGGTAATATCCCCAGTCGATGCCACTATATAAATAATCGAATGATGCTATTTCTTTGTCGGTGATTTCTCGAAGTTCTACATTTTCAAAGACATTCTGCCCCGTGCCTGTTACTATGCCTAAGTAAATGTTTTCATAAGCACGCATGTTGTTCCGTTTTGACTGCTCGATGTCGTGTAGGATAGCATCGCCTAACCATTCACTCGGTATATCTTTATAAGTGGTGTGTATTATCATTCTGTTCGGGTCGGCTGTGTTTGCTTCTATATTGCACCAATGGCGTGATGCACTCGGTGGGTTGTAGCTTTCGAATATGTAGAATGTCTCGCCACCTCTTAAAGCGGATATTTTAATATTCTGTAGCTCCGAAGGAGTGAACTCGGTTTTTTCTTCAATCCACAAAATAGCAAAATAACCATTTGAAACTTTGATTGATTTTAGCTTTTCTGGGTCATCGCTTCCTGCAAAAATAATATATTGAACTTTCCCATTTTTTCTGATGTATGTTATAGGCAATGAGGCTGTTTGTGATTTTGGTATCTTAAAACGTTTTGAAAGACCTAGTTTGTTTATTGCCCATACTATTTGTTCAAACACTGATCGTCTTAAAGTCTTGGCTGTTTTACGCAAGATTAAGGCGTTGTAGCTGGGAAACATAACAATTAGAATGACAATCACTAGTGATATAAAACTACTTTTACAACTTGCACGCCCGCCTGTAAAGGTGTAGCGTTCTTTGTTGTGATTAATTATAGCACGGAAGGCGTTGTTATATTCTTTTGCAAAAAGGATGTCGGATTTAATCTTCATGTTTACTGTCCACTATTTCAATTTTTAATTCGGTATCATCATCGCTTTCTAACTCTTCAAAGAGCATTCGTTGGGCTAGGTAGAATTCTTTTCGCCTTCTGCGTTCTAGCCACCATTTTGCTGTTTGTACATTGCCACTTTTGATGTCGTTTATAATAACCGACTGTGCCAAGTCGTCGGCGTGGCTGTTTTCGGTTGCCCAAGCCTCCCGTGTATCTGCCCATTTCTCTACATACTTTCTGGCAGTAGACCAGGACTTACAACCGAGCTTTTGTTGTATGACTGCCATTACGCCACCACTGTTTGAGATTGCTTCTAGTACTTGCTTTTTTGTGAACCGCTTACCCATTCTCAATTTCTCATTTTTCCTGCTCTGTGAAGCTCTTTATACCGTCAAAATATTCTTTATAAAATCTGAATATGTGCTCACCTATGATTATGCTTCCATTTTCTGTTCTCGGATTTGTGTTGATATTCGCACTTGTCTGTATGCCAAAGTAAAATTTTTCTCCATAACCTGCGTATATCTTGGAATGGTTGCGAAATACGGCAATTCGTCCACAATTATGCTTCTCGAATATTTCGTTTAGCATTTTCCACTCAACAACATAACTGCTGGGGAATATCTCTCCGACATATGCATCCAGTTTTTTAATAGTGCTATCAGTAAGCCATTGGTCAAATTTTAATATGTCCTCTGCACACATGCACCACGTGGAAAACAAACAATAGTCTAGTTTCTGATGGTGCAGTATTAGTTGCAAGAATGAAAGGCTGTCTACATCCCCCGCTGTGATGAAGTTGTAACAATGATTTTTTTCTAACGTCTTAAAACCACCCATTGCTTCGATTAGTTTTTGTTCTGAAAATGCACGTCTATATTCATATTCAAGAGATAATTCCGTACACACCGTTGAACGCCCGCTGTATCGTTTTTTCTTGTCATTGCTCTTTGGTGTTGATGGTGGTATGGTATTTAGGAAATCAAAGTTAATGCTCTGGAAGTCCATTATTCAAGTCCACCTGTGCCTACTGCGTAGCCGTTCTCTTTTGCCCACTTAGTCCAACGTCTGCGTATTACATCGCAGTAATGTGGGTCTAATTCTACAAGACGGGCAATTCTACCAGTTTTTGCACTAGCTATGAGTGTAGAGCCACTTCCTGCAAATGTGTCTAACACTATATCATCAGGTTTTGTACTGTTCTTGATGAGTGTCGTTAATAGTTCAACGGGTTTCATTGTTGGGTGTTCTGCATTTCTAGCTGGCTTTTTTTCATAGATTACATCTTGCGGTGTTTCATTTTCAATGCGTTTTAATTCTGCTTTTAATTCTTCTTTGCTCATTTTATCTATGTCTTTCTTTT